GGCTTTCCATGATCTGCGCCATCTTCGGGTCGGTGCCAGCCACCGTCGCATCGGCCTTCGCTTCGGCTGCGCTTTGCAATGCGGTTGCCTGCACCTGCGCCTGAATCTGAGCAATCAGCACCTTCGTACTGTTGTCCTGCTCCTTGCGCGCGTTCTCTGCGTCCTGCCGCATCTGCTCCAGCACCATCTCGTGCTGCATCTTGGCGGCTTCGCTCTGCGCGTCGAGGTTCGCTTTGTGCGTGTCAACCTGCGCCTGCAACTGCTGCTGCGCTGTGGCCTGCACTTGCTGTTGTTGCTGCGCATTGGTGTCAACCTGCGCCTTCATCTGCATTTTCTCGCGCTCGATTTGCAGCGTGGTCTGCCCCTTGACCTGTTCGAGCTGCATAGCGACCTGCCCCTTGATCTGTTCGGGGTCGGGCTTGGGTGGCGCTGGCGGGGCCTTCGCCGGGTCGCTGAAGAACTTGTCGCCATTCTTCTGTCCGGTCAGCTTCGCAAGCTCTGCGCTGGCGTTGTAGATGTTCTCCGGGCTGGCAACACCAATCGCGTGGACTTTTTCCTGCTGTGCGATCACCGCCATCAGGTGCTGTACCTGCTGATCCTTATTCCCAACGCCCAATCCGATGTTGATGTTCAGGTCGAACTGATTGCGCCACTCGCGCGGGTCAACTCCCTGCCACTCGCCGCCAAGCCGAACTTCGGTTTCTTTGTCCTGATACTGGCAAACAAGGCGCAGCATCTGCCGGAACAACTCCACCCACCCTTCGGCGAAGTTGCGAGCAATCAGGTCGAGGCGCATGTCATCTTTGTTCGTGATGATGTTCGCGCCCGTCGCGGTGCCTTGGATGGCCTTCGCGTCGTTGCCTTGGCTGTAGCGCGTCCAGCCGGTCGCGGACTCGCCGAACTGCTGCATGTATTCCAGCATGCCCATGCCGGCCGATGCGTCGCCCATCGCTTGATCGAGCCGGCCGACCATGCCGGGCGACTTGATCCGCACCACACCACCGGGGCGGCTGGTCAACAGGTCATCCAGGTTCACTTGCCCGTCAACCGCGAAATAACGCCCGTTGACCTGCAAATACATGTTGTCGAGCTGGCTGCGCAGGATGCTCGTTTCCGTTTTCTGCGTCTCCATCGCCAAGTCGGCAACCGACAGGCCGAAGAACTTGTGCGGCATTGGAATCGGGCAGATGCTGACGAACGGCGTCACGTCCACTTCCTCGTTTTCGAGGATCACGTTCCCGGCCCGCGTGACCTTGCGAAGCTCGCTGATGCCGTCGCCGTCCCAATCGCAGCGGATGTAGCAGTCCGTCACCCACACTTGGCGCTGACTGTCATCCATCGACTCAGGCTGATCGCCCTGCGCCGCCATCTCATCATCGAAGCTCAAGCGTTCGATGCGCTCTGCGTTCAAGCTGACCGCGTTGTCATCACTGCCCAACTGATCGACGTTCTTGTAGCCCATCGACTTCAGATCGGACAGCGTGCGCAAGAACCGGTGCCCGACGAACGGGCTGGTTTCAATGTCCTTCGCCTTGCGGCTGATGAGGAATTCCTCGGGCGGCACGTTCTCAATGCAGACCTTCCCACCTGTCTTCTTGCGCGTGCAAGTGATGTCATACAGCATCACGGGCGGCGCAGCGTGAATCTGCGCGGCGTGCTGTTGCAGTTGCATCAGGGCCTGCGGGTTGTGCGCCGCGGCTTGCATCTGTTGCGCGATCTGTTCCAGTGCCTTCTGACGCTGCTCTGCGTCTTCCTCGTCTGGATACGCGCGCTGCTCAGTCGGGGTGATTTCCTCATCGTCCAGGATTTCAGCCAACTCGACCTGACTGAGCGCCTTGTATTCCTCTTTCTTCTCTTCCGCGCGCGTGTCCCACCAGACCTTGATGAACCCGCGCTTCTGAAGGAGGGCGTCCTTCATCCACGCATACGCGATGGCGTGGCCCTTGTTCTTCTTGACGAACAGATAGTTGATGTAATCGGTGCATTGCTGCGCCTTCTGTTCGTCGCCTGACTTGCACGCCTCAAACTCGACCACCGAATCGCCGCCCATGAACTTGACCATGAGCTGCGGCATCATCGACTCGACCACGTTGCGCACGTAGGGCACCACCACCGAAGACCGACCCTCTACTTCCGGGGGTGACAAGTCTCCTTGTGGGAGTGCGAGGTAGTAATACTCAGACTTGCGGCGCATCTCTGCCAGCTTGCCGCCGCTGTAGCCAACCGACGCACGCATCTCTGCGTCCGTGATCGCCTTCAGCTCGTCTTCGGTCATTCGTGTCATGTTTATCAGTCTTCTTCTGCTTTAGCTTTCTGGCGCTTTGCTTCTGCCTCAAGCTACAAGGCCGTCTCGATTGCCGCCTGTTCGTCTGCATGCTCTTGCATGGTTTGCCATGAGAGGATTCGCAGAAAGGCGGCGTCCGCATAAGCGTCGTCATGGACGATTTGTTCATTCATACAGTCGCCAATCGTTTGTATTTGAGCGGAACCTGCATCGTCGGCACCTCGTGCGCGACAGCCATCAGGCCGAACGCATCGGCGCCGTGCGATGCCCAGTCGTGTACGGGGCCGAGCCCGATGTCGCGCACCTCGTCTTTGTTCTCGTGATACCAACCCAGCGCCGCGCGGCCAGCTTCTGTCGTGTCTTCGTTGAACCACATCGACCCGAACAGTCGGCGGCCTTCCTGAATGCGCGACATCGCGGCGCCCTTGCCCTGATTCGGGATTACGGTCACGCTGTAGCCGGCCTGATTCAGCGCGCTTTCATAGGACACGTCGAACACCTTGTCATGTGTCGAGCCGTCGTGGGGGAGCCAGATTTGCGCCTTGTCCTTCGTGTAACCGCGGCTACGCAGCCAGCCCAGATGCGTTGCCAACGGCTGCCCGACCGCTTCGTAATAGTCGAGCACCCTGATCTCCATGCCGATGAACTGCGCCACCCACATCGTGAATGCGTCTGCCTTGGCCCCCGTGCCTCCAATGTCGCAGAACACGCGCAGGGTCATCAGCGGGTCAGCGGACACGCGGCCGATGCGCCCATCGAGCTTCGCCTTGGTGAGGCTCGCGGCGTAGTACGCGCCTTCAATCACTGTGGCGTGCTCGCCTTCCCAGATGTGCGGATACTGGTCGGGCCTGTCTGCCAGGTCGCGCTGCCGATCCCGCTCCAGCTTCGCCGGGAACTTCGGGTTGTCGCGCCAGTTCAGTTCAACGATTTTGATGAGCGAGTCTTCCGTGCCGAGAAACCGCTTCTCCACTGCCGCGTTCTTGCGCTTCGGGTTCCACGTCACCCATAACTCAGCGTTCCAGCCCGTGTCTTCTTCCCGCAGCGTCGGGATGAGTACCGTGAACGCCTCATCCGTGACGGGCTCAGCCTCGTCAACCCAACAAAGCAGAATCCGGCCCTTTGACTTGACGCTGGCGATACTGCGGTCCAAACCTGCGAACGCAAACGATATGCGCCCGTCTCGGCTTTTGATGAACTTGTCGCCGACCTCGTAATACGCGGCCAGAAACGGTTCATCCTCAATCGCCCGCTTGCATTCCTCCAGGCTGGAATCTTCCAGGCTGTTCATGAACTGGCGGCCACACAGGATGATCCCGCTGGTGCCGGCGTTGCCGTGGATGTAGCCGTTGACCGCTGCCATCTTGGCAAAGCTGCGGGTCTTCGCAGACCCCCGCCCACCGTAGGCGCCACGAACGTCAGCGCGCCCTAGAAATACTGGAATCAACTTCTCGGGAAGCGCGATCGGCACGGAACCGATCACTTGAGCGCGACCAATTCGATACGTGCGACCAATTCAACGGCGCCGCCATCCGGCCCGGTATGTTCAATGGCCTGCAAGCGCGGATGGATGTACGGCGCAGCAGCCTTCGCGGCCTCGAACCGCATGACGGTCGCCGCCAGCCACTCGCGCGGCTCAAGTTCATCGCTGGGAACCGACCGCATTACCTGCAGCATGTACTCCAACGGGCTCACCCCGCCTTCCATAGCCCGGTCGGCAATCTCCCGCGTGCGCTTCGTCGCGGAACCCGCCTTCCGGCCAGAACCCTTCCGGGCGCCGCCGTGGCTTGATTCCACTTGATTGTTTTCAAGTGACATGATGGGTTCGCCTTTCGGCAAGTGTCCAAAGGTTGTGCAGCTTCAAACCCGCCATCCGACGAAGAGGGCGCCGGCCGCGTTGCGCTATCTTGCTACTGGTGGGCTTTTCTCAGCACCACCCGACTGAGCCCCGGCAAGCTACGGAGCGGTGATGGTGTAACCGGCCGCCTCAAGCACGGCGACTGCGGCCTTGATGTCCTTGGCGAGTTGCTTCGCCGCTTCGGCTTCCCACATCGTCACGAACTCAATGACCTGGGCAGCCAGGATTCCGCCATTTGCCACCGAGTATTTGCCTTCGAGATAGACCCGAACGTCACCTGTAACCATGAAACCTCCCTGTTGATGTAGGTCAGGCCCCTTCCGCCTGTTGCCGGCTGCGACGCCGGGTTAGAGCGCTCGTACTCTTCGGGTTTGTCCCTATAAAATATCCACTTGCTAAATAGCGCATGATGCCCTATTATTTAGTCATCGGTTAGCGCAGTGCAGCCGACAACCCAGGAGCAAAGATCATGAGCAACATCACCGCAGTCAAATCCACGAACGACGGTCGCCAATGGTTCATCGTGACGTTCGCTGAGGACGAGTTCGGGCAAGAAGCCGGGGCGCACGAATACGCCATCGCCGATGACGGCGCCCTGCTGAACTCCGACGGCGCCCCGGTGGACTACAACGAATACCTGCGCAACGCCGTACTCAGCGCCATCGGGCAATGAGCGGCCGGCCATCGCAAGCGGTAACACTCGCGGTGCGCCTCGTGCGCTCGCATGGGTACACCGTGACTGCCGCAGCCGAGCGGCATGGCTTGGCGGTGTCAAGCGTGCGCCGCGCCCTGCGTACTGCGGGCGTCGAGCCGTTACCTCGTGGTCGCCCTGCAAAACTCTCTCCTGTTTAGTCCGCGCTATAACTAGGGCGTTATGTGGTGCGGGGCTAGAACCGGCTGCGCACAGTGGCGCGTTGGATGCTTGAGGTTCAGCCCCGCGAAAACGACAAATCCCCAAGCACGCAAATTGCGCAGTCGGGGCCTCTACCGATACTTTGCCTGAATTCGAGGTGATTTGTCAAGCCACCCCGGCCCGCTCAAGCAGAATCAGTAGCTTCGCCCGCGCATGCAACAGCAAGTGCGCCCGCTCCATGTCGTCAACCGGCAGGCGTGGCGAGCGCCGCCCGCTTGCCCCTAGTGCCAGGTCGCGCGCGTTGAACTCGACGGCGGTTTTCCACGGCTGGTCCATCATGTCGATGCAATGGCCCACCGCCTCTAGGCGCGATGAGTCCTGATCGCTGTCCAGCGCACCGTTGCTGTCGTCGTGTTGTCTGCTGGTTCGGTACAGCTTGCAGGTTGTGTTTTCGGTGTAGTAGCCCGTATCGGCCTTGGCGTGAAGCTCGCGCAGATGCCATCGGCGCAGAAGGTCGTTCAGTAGCTCGTCGGTGTCGTTCTTCAAGGCTCCCCCTTCGCTTTTTCGATCCGCCCGGCTGTATGTATGGCGCTCATCGTCCCCCGCAGCGCGTCCGCATCGTCGGGGCCGTGCCTTCGCTCAAAATCTGCGAGCCATGCTCGACGCTGGTCAAGGTGCGGCAGATTCAGGACATGCCGCGCTAGACACTCGTGGCGCCATGCGTCGGCATCCGACATGACGAACTCCCCGCCGATGAGTTGCACAAGGGTTGCAGTCATGTCGTGATCCGGTTCGGGCACTCGAGAACCATCCACTTCACCACAGCAACCACGGCCGGCTCGATCATCACTTGTCGGTCAGGGTCGCCCGGCTCGCGTCTTCGGCAGGACTGGCAGAACCAGAACATACTGCCGTCGCTGACGGGTACGCCTTCACAGCGCGCGATGTCGTTCGGCAGGCTCATGCTTTCAGTTCCCGCGTCATTGCCCGATACTTGATGCCGATGGCCTTCAGCTCGTCGATTGTGTAGTGCTTGGGCTCGTGGGCGCCTTCGAGCCAAGCGACGCGATCAGAGCCAATCCGATGCACCAGTTCTTTCCTGTATGCGATCAGGTTGCCGCTCAGTGACGTGTTGCACCGCTCGCATTGGCGATGCACGTTCAGCGGATCGAATCGCAGCTCAGGCCTTGCGCCAGTGCTCAGGTAGTGCCCGGCATTGACCTTGCCTGATCGCACCCCACAACTGATGCAACGCCGGCCAGCATCACGCGCCCGAATCCACCCGTTGAACGCGGACTGCGCCGTCTTGAGCCAGTGGCTGCGCGGTTTCGCTGCATCCACCTTTTGCCGATGCTCACGCTTCGCCTCACGCTCTGCGCGGCGATTCACGGTCGGCATGCGCTTGGCACAGGCGATGCCGCACACGATCTGCCCCATCCGGTCTTTATCAAACTCGACGGCACAGACGCGACAGGCCGTCATGCTGTCTCGTACTCCATCGCCGGGAATTTCACACCCTCACGCGCGCCGAAAAACTCGCACAACTCGATCAGTTCGTTCATTCGCTTGACCGTCATCCCGGAGGTCGATTCGCCGATCACGACGAACCCATTCCCTTCGATGTTCGGGACGATCTTTTGCTTTTGCAGGCCAGCGGTCAGCACCCATTTCCATTCCACCGGTTCAAGCCTCTGGCCATGCCAGATCACTTGACGGCTGATCGCGGTCAGCATCAGCCACATCAATCGATTGGCCTGCGCGCTACGGGTTTCTGGCTTCTCGCTCATCGTGCCGGCCCAATCCAAACGAACAACTGCGGCTTGATCGGCCCCCTCGACTGCCCATACCCAGCGTTCTTCACGAGCCCGTAATCACGCATCCGGTGCACCAGCTTTCGAGCGTTCTCGACTTCCATTTCCGCGACGACCGCCACGTCAAACACCGTCACCGGCTTCCAGCACAGCGCCTCGATAGCCCGGAATACCTGCCAATGACTCATTTCTCCCCCAG